AAGTCTGTCGGGTTCGTCCAGTCTTTCGTAAAAGTTAATTTATTCATATTTATCTATCACCTCCACTATAGCGGTAGAATATCTGCGCACCGATCAGCGACATATCGGTGTAGGGCTCACTGTTTGTCAACACCATGGCGAAATGCCGGATGTGTTTGCAGTTTGGTGTTCGTACGTTCGCCATCGCATACCGGATGGTCGAAAGGATTCGGTAGGCCAGATTCCTGGGCGACAGCTGGTAGCTGTATGCCCGAATGGGGGTCAGGTCTTCCCGGCTCTCATAGTCGGTCTCGTACCGGATATTGATGACGGTATTGGTGTCCGACCGCACCGCGAATATGACCTTGACCACATCTTTGAAAACCTCGTAGGTATCAAAGAACTGGGTCGCGAACTGGAATCTTCTTGTGATTGGCAGACCGAAGTCAACATACTCGTCGCTCTCCTTCACGATCATCCCGGTTGCCGTTCCGTAGAACCACTTATCGGCTCTTCTGAGCCAAGCCCTAGCTGGGATATTCGTAAAATAAAACCACGACAGTTTCTCTTCCGCGCCGCGGTAGGGAGACAGCCCGTAGTCCCAGATGTAGGCATTGTCACTAGCTACGAGCCAATACCGCTGCCCGTCATCGTAGCTGCTGACCGCGGCGGCGGATACCTTTCTTACATCGGCAAGTAGACCGGGTCTGCTGTCCGTACCATTGATGTTACGTCCAATAGGCGCTACGTTGTTCTCCCCCGCGTTGGTGGTGTCCAGCAGCATATGGGGTCCTGACTCGGTGTTACAGAAAACAAGGTTATTCTGCACCAACTGAATGGTGTACGGCAGGTCACAACCTATCCTGTCATTGACCAGGGTGTATGGAAGGGAAACGTAATCCCTTTCCGCTATGGTCTCAATCCGGGTATATGCCTTACCGATGGACCGGGACTTGAAGATGACCAGCATATTCTGCTGCCGTCCGAACCCAGTGATGTAGTCGGTCGCGTCGCTCCCGGCGAAGTTGTAGTAGTCGAAGGGGAAGTATGTCGGGTCCAGCACCGAGTGGGACCCGCTCCAGAAGTAGGCGTTCGGCTGCTTGGTAGGGCCACCTACGACCACGGCCAGATCCGTATCGCCTCCATACACGATAGCGTGTCTGCAGGAGAGGATACTGTTCTGGGTATCGGCGTCCGCCTTGTAGCACTTTATCTTCACCCCATTAGGCACAGCCGGTGTCAGCTTGGCCGGTGCGGTTGTGAACGTCACGATGCCAAGTGTCCGGTCTACTGTAAAGTCTGTGGTCTCTGCCTTATCCACTCCGTTCACTGTAGCGGTGACCAACGTGGCGTCCAATCCTTTGTAAGGAAGGTAATAGTCCTTGCTTGTGCCGTCCGCGGTGAACCACACCTCCTTGCCCGGCGCCAATCGATTCTCCGGTTGGTAAAGATCCCCGCCGGTGCCGTCTGGGTTCCGGTTCATCGCCACTACCGGGATATAGGGAACGACCGGCGCTACTGATAGATCCGGAAGCATCTTCAGGTATTCCGCCCCATTCAGATAGTAGAGGTCATCCTCAAAAGCGAAGAACGTCCCTCTTTGGGCCGTGACCGCCGTGTACCGCTCGGTGGCCACCCCGGTGTCCAGGTTGATAGTATATATCTTCGTTCCGGCGTGTACGACACCGACATTCTGAAATTCTCTTTCGTAAGTGGCGTATACAGGTCCGCCGAGAGCCGTTTCGTTCAGGTACTCCTGGCCTTTTCTGGACCCTAGTGCGCCGTCCACCCAATACATATTTTCCATATCCGGACTTTGGTTGGCGTCGATTCGGTAGTCCAGCTCCCAGGTATTCATCCCACCGTCAAGTCTGGAGATATCCAGTATCTTATCCTTCGGTGGTCCGGGGATTCCGAACTTCGTATTAAATACTGGTCTCATCTAGTCACCCCCCAAAACCCATAAGCGTCTTCCACCCCACCGATGGTTACCACTACACCGTCGTTGAAGCGGGATATCTTGGTCTCGTATACGTTGTAGAGAGTTGCAGCCAAATAGGGGTTATCCTGCTGCATCAGCATGGACGCCACATAATAGGGAACCGCAATGTGGGTCTCTTTAGCGTTGTCCAGTTCTGCCATATCTGGTGTCGTAGATTCGACTTCAGTCGGATACCTGTAATATGGTACGGAGATTTGCCCGGATAATCCGCTTTTCACATCGAACTTCGTTCCGGTTCTCCAGCGGTACTCCGTTCCGGGTGATAGTTTTTCGCCGTCAAGGTAGACCGCTCCGGCTTCCGACTTCTGGTAGAAGTCATCAGGCATGGTGTATTCTATCCAGGTGTCTCTCTCGTCTGCGGTCTGCATGACCTCATAGACTGCGTCTATCTTGCTGACCAAAGTTGCGATGGTCATCACCGCGTCGTTGATGAGGCCATTCATTCGCAAGAGGTAGTCGGACTGACCATTATAGGATAATGCAACCGTCTGTCCTGCGACCGAATACCTCTCGATGAGCTTCAGCGCTTCATCTTTGCATTCTTTTATATTCATCGTCCAACATCCTTTCTCAAAGTGACCGGACTCGAACCGGTTCGCAGCCCTCTGCACTTTGATATAAAAAATAGGGGTGAGAATCCTCACCCCTATTTAACTATTTCTTTACAACAGTAGCCTGACCGACAGCGATGGCCCGGTCGTCCTTATCGACTTCAGCGATCTGGACGATGGTATTGGTGGAAGCGGCAACGTTTCCACCCGCCGGAACATCCGTCCACGAGGACAGATCGGCGCCGTAAGCGACCGAAGTGGCAGTGGCGCCCAGCTTGTAGACCAGCTTGTTGTCTCCGAAGGTCGGAACCGGAGTAGCAGCGATCTTGGTGTCTCCAGTAGAGGCTCCAGCAACGGAGGTCACGTTCAGCTCAGCCAGAACGCCGGAGCCGGTGTGGAAGTACAGCGCGTCTTTCTTGTTGTCCAGTACGAACGCGTCGTAGATGATTCTTCCTTCTCATTATGTTATCGTAAAGGCTTTTTATCCTCTACTTCTGGGGGTTTCCCCGCATGATGGGATGTCAATTCATCCCCAGTTCAGCATACATTTTCACCCCAGTAGGGTGTCGGATACTCGTGGGGGCATTATAGTCTGCCTCTGGGCAGGATCAGCCCCTATGCGTTACGGTACCTGCCGGTCTTTACTCCGACAGCTTACCTCGGTATTCCCTGATCCACTGTTCAAATTGGTCTCCGGAGTTACCTCCGAAACCATAGGCCTGATGAAATTTTATGTGGCAGGTAACACAAAGTGTTACACCATTATCCACGTCTAGGCGCCCTTCTTTGGAGGCGTCGTAGCTGTCGAGATGGTGTGCATTCAAATCGTCTCTGTGCTTACCACAAGCTACACAACAATAATTGTCGCGAGCGTATACGTCTTTGCGCCACGTTTTCATGACGGTGAAGTTTCGTTCGACCGGCACCTCGTTGTAGGAATGTTTATGGCACCCTCTACACCTCCGCGCGGCGTTTGCGGCGTTCTGGAAAACATCGAAGGTTATAACTGACTCATGCCCACATAGTGCGATGTACCGCATTGGGGTCTTGCAGTTGATGTACTCGTCTTCCAATAGCTCGCAGTCGTTTTGCTCAAAGACTTCTCGCACATAGTCCAGTTCATACTTGGTGGATTTGCTGCATTTACTACAGATCCTGCCGCCCCCGGCTTTAAACCGGTTATAGGTGGTTTCGTTTTCATGCCCACACAAAGCTACGTACCTGACCTTCTGTGTTGCTGTTTTTATATACTCAGATAGTACTGGACACCCAGCATCCTCGAACACCCCTCGAAGCACGGCGTCACCTAGACTCCGCTTTCGCCCGTTGCTCTCATATCGGCACTCTCTACACAAATCCCCCTTGCCTCGAGCGAAGTTAGACAGTGATATGGTGTGCGTATGCCCACAAGCTGCGGTATACCGCATGGGGGTCCTCGTATTTACATAAACAGTTTCCAGAAGGGCGCATCCTCTTTGAGAAAATAACTCCTTCACTCTATTAATATTCCATCTTTTGGCCATTCAAAACACCTCACATTCAATACTTATTATATCATATGTGATGCGTTTGTCAAATTCAACAGTGATCTTTGCGGGTTCACCGATTTTACCCGATTCCTCAGATATGTTACCATACCCCCTGGCAGATTGTTAGTTTACCAGCCATCCCGAAATCCCAGGAGGATCGTCATGGATCTTGTAGTCTTCCAGCTGCTTGGGTGCTACACCGGCGATGGGGTGTACCAGCAGGAAGGAAGCGTCCTTCGGCAGTCTGCTCTTGGGAACCTTAACGATCTTGGTTCCGTCAACTTCACCCAACACTCCTTTGATGACCATCTCCTGGGACATATTGGAATACTTCATGAATGCGGAATCCTGCTTCAGCATATTGGCAAATTTGTAGGAACAGAAAGCCACTCTGCCGCTGTCAGGAACATTAGCGTCTCCCAGAGTTTCCTGCGCTGCCAGGAACATCTCATAGGCGTTGCTCTTGGTTACGGTGGTGTTGGCGTAGTGGCTATTGTCCACCGCTGCCTCAGCCATCTTCCGGAATATATAGGTGTCGAACTCCATTCGACTTATTCGCCGCCGGTCGCTACCCGGGGGCCGTTCCTTAAGAACTGCTGTATGTCTCCATACAGATTAGACTATATCTTCACCCACATTATATGGGGTCACCTGTTTCCACCCGCTTGGGTGTACTCCCTTTTAGGGATAGTCGTTGAAGGTTACGCATTTATATCCCGCCACTTGTACCCATAAGCAGTCGACTGCCTCCCGGTGCAACAAGCGCGGATTCTTCTTGACATACACGGTGTATCTTTTGAATTTCCGTATTCTAAATCATTCAACCACTCTGCCGCCTTATAGCTGCTCTCGAATCTCTGCCCGGTTTCGACGCACACAATCTCTTTTCGATTCTTAATCCCGATTGGTATAAACGCTTTGGAATCGATTGCGTGCTTTGAATTCTCACTCGCCGTCACCCACTCCAGGTTTGTGACTCGATTGTCGGTTTTGTTTAGATTCTTGTGGTTGATATAATTTTTACCTTCCGGTCTTTCTAAAAAAGCCATGGCTATGAGCCGGTGCGCCTTATAGGTTTTTACCACCCCGTCTTTACTCAGACAAGCGTCCAAGTAGCCATCCTTTTTCTTATTGAGTTTCAATATCTTTCCTTGCCTGAGTCTCGACCCGCCGTTCCTACAGCTCGATTTTATAATCTTGTCTTTGCTGCGGATACGCCCTCTGTCACTCGCTTGATATTCACCCTCATACCCAGGTATGTCTTTCCAGATTTCCATAGTCACAACTCCTCTCATAGTGTTGTTATTATAAATGCGTCTTCCCTGCTGATTGCCCACCGCCCTTTACGGTTTGGGTTTCCCAGCAATTAAGGTGATTCTCGCTAGAGCATTACTGCTTAGCCCCCCAAGTTAACACAAAGGGGTAATTACTTCTTTAAGCTGACGGGACAGGGCCTTGCCAGCGTCCATAACCATCTGGGACTGGATCTTGTTCCCTCTGTCGATGGTGAAGGAGAAGGACCGGTCCTTGGTCAGGGTCATGGACTGAACGGAGTTCTGCAGCTCTTCGGGAGTACCGTACCGATTGGCTCCGGTTCTGCCGTAGTCGTTCATTGCTGCGGTGGGGATAGAGTACACATTGACCGTGGCGACTCCGGTGAATTCGTAGTCGTTGGATACGCCCATCAGGGCCTGGGAGTCACGGGTAAATCTCTCGTCAACCTTGGTTGAATATTTTGTTGCTAAATTAACTGCCATTGATAATCATCCTTTCTTGATTACCACTCATCGCTGTCAAATCCCATCTCGAAGTCGTCTTTGGACTTCTGCTTTGTGGAGCCGTGCTTTGTAGTGGACCCCACTGGGGCCTTTGCAGCAGATGACTGGTTCTGCTTTAAAATTTTTGCTTCTTCTTGGGCCTGCTTCTTCTCAAAGCGGGCGTAGGCCACGGTCAAAGGAACGCCCGCGCGCACCGATTCGATCACCTCTGCCGGCAGTTTTGTCACACCGGGGTATAATCGAACGAACTCATCAAGGTCATCATCCTTCTTGGTGTCCTCTTCTTTTGGGCCAGGTTGGTTTCTTTCGATCTCACGCTGTACGTGGTCTCGCGCGAGTGACTCGTGTACGCCTTCGTCTACTAGTTGTGCAACCTTCTGCTCAATGAAGTTGGTTTCAGCAGCCGCAATCATTTCTTCCGCACTAGCGAAACCCATCTGCTTTGCGAGTTTCTCAGCCTGGCCTAATCTGGTCTCAAGGTCTTTTGCCTTGTTCGCGACCTTCTCGTAGTTCAGGCCCATCTGTGCGAGGCGGGCTGCTTCGTCTTCGTCCAGCTCACGCTCTTCGTGATTGAACTTGACTTTGATTTTAGCCTTCGGTTTGGACTCTTCGGCTTCCTGCTCTGTGGTGGGAGCTTCTTCCTCCGGTTCCTCTATCTCTTCAGCTTCATCAATTTCGTCTGCCTCTTCAGGTTGCTCTGTGGTGGGAGCATCGTCCTCTTCGGCAAAAATGTCCTGACCTTCTTCAAATCCTTCCGGCAGAATCAGATCATCTTTTTCTTCAAAATCCATAAGTGCTTCTCCTTTCATGGTGAGAAAGATATTAAAAAAGAGCCTAATGGCTCGATTTTATAATTTGGCGTTGTTTTACTTTATAATTTGGCTATCATCTCTTTCCTGTCCCCTCTCAAATAAAGGACGGGGGTCTCCTTTGAGGAAGGAACAAACTCGAAGCGCGCCCCATATCCGCCATAGTCCAAGGTGGCCCCGGTGTTGATGAACAGCTTGTCCACCTGGCATATCGTGCTGTTCGGCATATTCACCCGATAAAATGCCTCCCGCATCACCATCGGCAGGTGGGTGTGGGAGTGGATATAGATATCCGCGTCCACGATACCCGCCATATCGGCGAGCCGGTTCGCTTTGCCACCGGGCTTCTTGCCTCCTCCGGAGCCATGCAGGGTGTAGATGGTGTAGACCATCCGGCGTTGCTTCTGATTCCGGCCGAATCGCACGAAGATCAAGGACGATACTTTACTGAACCGATCCATCAGACCCAGCTCTCTGGCAATTCGCTTGGTGAGGTCAATGCCTTCCTTCTTATAGGTCCGATCTTCGTGGTTGCCCGGAGTGATGCTCCAAATCTTATCCTTTATAGGTATAAGCAAATCCACCACCTCGTCCAATTGCCGGTCCGGGTTCATCGCCTCGGAGTAGACATCGGATACGGAAGTGGCGGTCGCGTTGTTCATGATGTCGCCATTGATGATGGCGAAGGCGTTCTCGGTGTCGGCGATATGCTGAATGCGTTTCCGGATTAGCTGCATATCTGCCAGCGGGTCTCCGATATGAAGGTCCGCCAGCGGATGCACTTCTACCAACTGTGTCGTTTCCGGTAAGTCAATCTTTATCGTCTTCACCCACTCACCCCCGTGGCCTCGAAGATTTTCTTCTTCGCATAGTTGGGGATGGCGTCGAACTGGGACTGCACTCCGGTCGGCAGGTTACCGGCCATCGCTCCCATGCCAAGTCCGCCGGGGGCGGCGCTGGCTGGCTGCGGTGCCTGGCCTTGCATCTGGATGTGCTTGTGCTTATCTATCAATTCCTCCTTAAGAGGGATGTACTCGGACGGCATTCGCTCCAAGTAGTCGATGATGTCCAAGAGGCCGTCACGCAGCAGGTTGTCCAGGGTCTGGACAATAGCCACTCTGGACCAGTAGGTGGACGCTCCGACATCCGCTCTGATATTGAACCAAAGGTTCTTCAGCTGGTCGAAGTCGAACATCTCGATCACCTTCTGCTTCTGGGTCGTGATGACGTTCTCCATCATCGGCTCGCCGGTCATTGGGTCTGCCACCGGCTGTCCGTTATTCGGATTGACCATCGGCTTCTGGGATTCCACCTGGACCTCTTTGGTCTTCACAACAGGGCGTTCTCCGTAGTAAGTCCCCATCATATCAAGAAGAATCCGCCCGATGTCCTCCACCCACTCATATCGGTTGGCGCCGGGATTCTCCAGCGGTACCTGCGATGCAGACTGCATGGCGATGAGGGCGGATGTATTCTCCGGTCTGGCGTTACCCAACTGGGCGTCTGTAGCCCCGAGGCACTCCTTGGTGTACTGAAGCGCCATATCGATGCACTGCATGATCTGGGTAGACATATCCGCAGGCTGGATGACTCCGTATACACTGGTCAGAGGCATACCCTCCGGCAGATTCCGGACATTAATGGCCTGACCCACGGTGTTGTCCCAGTGGGGTAGGTAGTTCCCGTTGTACAGAATCTTCGGGAATCCAAGCATCTGCTGGTGCCGCATGACCAAAGCGAACATACTGTTAATGTATATCTGGTTCGGAATGATTCCGGTAACCAATGCCCGTCCGTGGTACTGATTCTTCTGCCTCTCCCAGTTGCCCCACGCGATAGGGTAATAGGTAAGGTCCGTGTCGACTTCATCGAAGATAGTGACGTTCCGTGTATGTTTACTGACGCAAACCGTGGTTTTTGTCTCTTTCACCCGGCGCATTTTGTAGACAGGCTGGCCCATCACGTCCAGGATGGGGAATCCGTCCGGGGTGGTTTCCATAACCGGGTTGCCGTTCTTGTCGGTCACGACCTCCATCTTATCCGTGCCGTCGGGGTTCTTGACCGTTACGGTCTTCTCCCTTTTAGTGTACATATAAACGTAGAGCGCCTTGCCGTAGTCATCCCCCTCGATGAGTTCCGTCTTGCCGCCGGTAGCTGCCTGCCACTGGTACTCCGAGTCGCTTTGGATTCCCTGGCTCATATCAAGGCCGTCTCCACCCTTGTTGAATTTCAGGTACTCCGCCCGGAGCGACTCGACCGTATCCCGTCCTACGATGAGGATGTAGGGCTGGTCTTCCACGATCGGGGTGTTAGGGTTGCCGAACATGACGTTGATGCCGTCCACCAACTCCATGCAGATTTCTCCCCGGTAGGGGCCGTACGCCCCGCCGTATGGAATCTTGCTCGGGTCCCAGAAGAAGTGGGCGCAGTAGTCCCCGGTCTGGGCTCCGTCGAAAAGAGCCTCCCGAATCCTAAAGTCCATCTTGAATTTATCGAACAGGTTCTCCACCTCTGCGGTGGCCATCTCCGCGGCGTTACTGTCCTGGACCCCGATGTTGGTGCCGTCCTTGTTCTGCAGCGACTCGTAATTCACCTTGGTGGCGGCCGATGTCAGCGACGCCACGAACAGCGATGTAATACGCTTAATGATGTTGAACACCGGTCTGGGTAATTGGCTCATCGCCCCGGTCATGGGTAAATTTATCCATTGATTACCCGTGAAGAACTCGATATTGGTATTAACGAGGTCATACTGGTTCGGTGTGAGCCGGTTGTTGTACTGGACTCCCATCTCATACAGATGCCAAGCTTCCGTTATCTGATCCTTCCTATTCGTCTTTCTTCCCATGTCTATGACATTCATTCTTTATCCTCCCTGCCGAGGCCGTACGCCGTATCGGTATTGTATGCCATCAGCCTGCTGAAGGCCTCCTGTTCGGCTGCCAGTTTCTGCTTCAGTTCCTCTGGCACCTCTACTACCGACGGGGTTACGGACTCCTCTTGGGGCCGTACAGCCGTTTTCCTGAAGTACAGTAGTCCTCCTATCACCATGCCCACGAGCAAGGCGAAGTTAATACCAAGTAGGGCCGCTATCGTATACATCAAATATATCTCCTCCTCCCCTCCGTCCGTAGACTTCGAATATATCGTTATTGGCGAACCGCCTCATCTCCAGCTCCTGGTACAGCTCTTCTTCCGATGCTGGTTGGATCTTGCGGTTCCCTCTCGAACGGTAAATTGTGAAGTACCGGATGGCGTCCGGTGCATGGGTCAGCTCGTGCGGCTTATCCGCGATGTCGTTGTGTTTCGTCTCGCTGTGCTGCACGGCGGGTATGCACCGGATAGCGTTGACGCAGCTGGGGAAGAACCTCAGCTTCGCCACCATGATGCCCTGCTCGTCCTGGAAAGGTGCGAGCCATTCTTTCATGGACATCCATCCGTCTATCCTGTCGTTGTTGCTCTTCGTGAGCCTGATGCCGTTTTCGGCAAATATATCGGCTACGCTTCGGCCTGTTTCCTGCCGTCTGTTCCACAGGTCCGGCGGCGCGAGGTGTGCGTAGACCTCATGCCCGATTTCCTTTGTTACGCTTTTTATTAATTTTGCAGCGTCGGAAATGATGAGGTTCGGCTCGTACACCTCGCGCAGCGCATACCCTCTATCGTGATCGTCCAGAGCGATCCAGTAAGCGGCCAGCCTATCGAGGCCGTAGTCCATGGTGAAGTATATTCGCCAATGCTCTGGTATGTCGAAGGGTTCGCACACATGAGTGCTTCTCGTGAATTCCTGGAAAAACTGGCCTTCATATAAATCCCAGCTTCCATCCAGTAAGGCTTTCCGCTGTTCATCCGGCAGTTCCTCCAGCCGTTTAACGTAGTCCGGGTCCGCATCCATCAGGAACTTATTATCCTGGACCCGTGATGGTATAAATAGCCGGGTCTTCCCATTGGGCGCGGTGAATATCGTATTCGGCGGTGCTGGGTCTATGAATCTCGTCTTAAAGTACTGATGTCCTTCTCCCCCCGGGTTCGTAGAGGATTTCCTCTGCTTCGGGTAGGGGTTCGCTCCTCGGAGTCGGGAGCCAAGATACTCGTACTGGTATTGGCTGAAGTGGGTCGCCTCATCGAATCGGATGCAGTCGTACTCCACAGATTGGTAGTTCGTTACCGCTTTGTCCGAGTCAAAGGTAGCCGAAGTCCAAGATCGACTTGGTCTTGAAGGTCATCGTGTGCTTGGAGCTGTTATAGGTGTATATCTCTTTCGGGTATATCTCCAGTGCGGTTCGGATAAGAGACCTCTCCAGCTCGGGGAACGTACGTCTTAAGAGCAGCTGCTTTGAGCCTGAGTACTTTGAGGCGTACACCAGTGCGTCTATTAATTGTACGAAACTCTTGCCTCCACCGGCTGCGCCACCAAACAGTACCTCGTCGGCTGTGGCATCCATAAATGCTCTCTGCTTCTTTGTTACTTGAATATCCATCGGCTATTCACCCCCC